ATGTGCTGATCACTTCCCTCAGCTCCATGTCTTTCCTTTCCTTGACTGCCTTGGCTGCCTCGGTGGCCTGCTGCCGGATATGCTCCATCCTCTCAGGCTGATCCCTCCAGGCTTTCTGGCGGTACCGCGTCAGGCTCAGCTTGCGCAGGACCCAACCTCTCCTCGCGGTGGTACGGTTCGGTTTGGTCATCGCGTAGAACTTGCCTCCTCGCCAGAGACTCGGTCGAACCCCAAGCGTAAGCGACAAGGGGTGAGACTAGAGTCACCCTTATCCGTAGGATATGGGACGGAAGTTGAGTCGGAAGTTGAGAAGGGATTTGACATTGGGCTAAAGGTGGGGGTACGGGTGTTGACCCTCAGTTGACCTTAAAACGCCTTGGCGACCCCTTGGAGGGGCTGGAATCGCTATGCCTTGGGGCGGTGTCGGGTGGGCTTTCGGAGGGGGGCTGGCTGTATTCCCAGCGGATGACCCCCTTCTCGGCGGCGTGGCGGATGTAAATCTCGCCCTTGAACTGGTTTGCGTGGTCCTTGAGACCGGCACGGCCACGGCGCTTGGTCAGGCCGAACTTGTAGATCGGCTCCTCGCCCTGGCATCGGAAGAGCACGGCGACCTCGCGAAACCAGTTGGTGAACTCCGAGGAACCTAGGCCCGCGTAGGCTAGGTCGGCGACGGTGTGGCCTTCCTTGTCGGAGGCGGCCTTGGGTTTGCCGGTGTGGTGCATGGCTACGAGGACAGCGCCTGTCTCGAGCAGGATGGGGGCGAGGTCATGGCGCAGGAACTTGGAGGCCTGCTCCTGATCGGAGACGTCGATGCCCGCAAAGGATAGGAGAGGGTCGACGAAGACGATGTCGGCTTTGTGCTCGACGATGAGGTCACGCAGGGCGGAGGTGAAGGTGGTGCCGGTGCTCACGGTGTCGCGGAAGATGGCGAGGTGTTCGCGCAGCTGAGAGCGTTCGTTACTGTCTAGGTATGCCCCGGCGATGACGTCCTGCAAGGCCTCGGAGATGTCCCCCGCGTCATTCTCAGCCTGGAGCACGATGGCCCGAAGCGGCTTGGCGGGCTTGATGCCGAAGAAGTCCTTGCCGATGCACCAATGGACGGCGGCCTGCATCATCAGGGACGACTTGCCTGTGCCGGACTGTCCGACGATCAGGAGCGAGCCGCCCTTGCAGAGCCAGCGGTGGTTGCCGAGGATGCAGGACGGGTCTTCCTTACGCTCGAAGGATAGCAGGGCATCGAAGTCCATGCGCTGCGGGCCGTGCTTTGCCTTCCGCCCCTTGCGCGTCTCGGCGATGGTGGCATAATGGTCGAGCAGGGTGTCCGGGTCGGTGGCCTGTTCGGCGGCGACCAGGGCACGGCGGAGGATGGCAGCGTCCGCGATCATGTCGGCGTGCTCAAGGCGGAAGGCCGCTTGGCCTGCGTCACTGACTAGGAGCGAGACGGTGGCCTCGGTGACCGGGCTGTTGACCTGGCGTAGGCGCTGGCTGACCGTCAGCTCGTCAGGGGCGATGCCGTCCACGGCCAGCGAGAGCATGGCGGCGGCGATGTCTTGATGGGCTGGCTCGAAGAAGTCGGAAGGCTGAAGGTCGCCCGGTAAGGGGAAGGCTTCGCGTAGGAGGACGCCGAGGAGGTGGCGTTCCGCGGCGACGTTATTCGGCGGGATCATGGAAGAGAGGGGTTGGGGTTTGTGGGCGTGGGTGCCCGTGGTCAAGATGCTTTGCGTAGGATGCGGTCTAGGTCGGCCTTGCGATAGTAAGGGACGCTCCGCGGGTTGCGGAGGATGCGGACAGGTAGGGCCATGCCGTCGATGCGGTATTGCACGCCGCGGACGGTGCGCCGGTGCTTGTGGGCATACTCGGAGAGGGTCACCCATCCCTTGGGGGCCTTGAACTTGTCCAGGGCTTCAGCTGCGGCCTTGGCGGCGGCCCAAGACTTGAACCTGGGCGACAAGCGAAAGATAAAACGACCGCGAGGGATGGTCTTACGTTCGGCGTAGCCTGCCTTGACGATGCGGGCGAGCGGCAGAGAGACACCGGCCCGCGTCTTGTATCCCAGGAGGCGGACGACCTCCGTGGTCTTGTGCCAGCCTTCGGGGGTGTCGTCGGCGAAGTTCTTCTGCTGGGATGGCTGGCTCCGCATAAGCAATGCGGCGTAGTCCTTAGGCTTCATCAGATCAGGTCGTAAGCGGTCGAGCAGATGAACTTGCCTTGGAAGCGATGGGCCGTCCAGACCTTGCAGTCGCCGGTCTTCTCGTCGATTACCCCATGGAGCCAACCGTTGCACCATTTGGTCGTGGCTAGTCTCCGCAGCGCATAGTCGGCCTTGTTGATGTCCATGCAGCACATGGCCGAGACGCCGACGATCGCGGCCTCGAGATGCTCAATCGTGCAGAGGGAGAAGTCGTGGGTGTGTCCATGGATTACGACATCCCCTGGGCGGCCTAGGGTGCGGGCCGTCTCGCGGGTTGCGGCCACGCCAGCCTTGAAGCCGTGCGTGCCGGTGAGTTTCCCGACGCGGAAGCGGTTGACCCCTTCGGAGTCCTTACCCTTGACCGAGTAGCGGTGAAACTCCTTGCAACCGATCTCAGCCAAGGTGTCGGTGTATGACTGCACGGCCCGCATGGCGTTGTCGCGGCGGTCGCCGTTGCGGGAGAGCATCTGCTCCTCGGCGCGGATGTCGTGGTTGCCCTGCATGAAGATCGTCGGCTTGAGCACCTTGCGCAGGAAGTAATTGCCGTGCTTCAGGTCGTCGGTGATGCTTTCCTCCTGCTCGTCAGGTGTGGCTCCGCGTCTCCAGGCGCCGAAGTCGAAGCAGTCGCCGGTATGGATTCGCAGCTGAGGGCGCCAGCGGCCGATGAACGAGGCTAATGCGTCCTGCGTTTCTTCGCAGACCAATTGGCCGTGGTTGTCTCCAGCGGCTACCCAGCGGATGATGCTCATCGGATGTTTATATAGGGAATGGGCTTGCCCGCGTCGAAGGCCGCGAGCATCTCGTCACGGCGCTTGCGGGCGGTCTCGAGGTCGCTGGCGATGTTCTCGACGATGTCCTTGCCGCGGAGGTTGCGGCCTTCGGTCATGATCGCGTTACGCGAGGACGGCCTGAAGATATACTCCTGGTCGAACAGGTGGGACGCACGTATCTCGGCGATGCTGTCCAGCTCTTCGTCGTTGGCCGGGCCGACCCCAGCGGTGGCGACGTAGATGGTGCGGACCTTCCAGCCCTTCTCCCAGAGGATATCCTGGCAGACGCGCAGCTCGTTGACGTAGCGCCAATCGGAGCAGACGACCGTCTCGGGGGAGGGTTGGTCGTGGTGCTTCATGACCGGGCACCAGTTGGCCGCGCGGGTAGGTCATCTTATACTTATACTGAGGCTTACCCTGCCACTCGCCGTTGGCCTCGACCTCCACGCCGACGAGGATGGTCTGGCCGCAGGCGGGCTCGAGATACTGCATATATTCGGCAGGGGTCGCGTCCAAGCGGATCTCGTTGGTATACTTGCCGGAGAACTTGCCGACGAGCATGGCGAGGGCCTTGCCGTATTTGCTGGAAAAGTTCTTGGACAGGCAGAAGCCCTTGTCGTCGACGAAGAACAGGCGGCAGGACGTGGTGCCGTCCTCCCACTGCTTCACCTTCTCGAACTTGGGCTTGATGAGTTTCAGCTTATAGGTGCCGTTCGTGCTGATGGACGTGAGCGGGACGCGGTTGTTTTCGGTGGTCATGGTATTAGGCGAAGTTGATGTTGGTCGCGGCGCTGGGCTTGGCGGCGATGTCGATGGTGGTGATCTCGGTCTGGTAGCCGGGCCAGTTGCCCGAGGCGGTGCATTCCTTATACAGGGTCAGCGCCTTCTCGAAGTCGAAGGCGGCGCCGGTCATCAGTTCCGGCCCCAGCTCGTATATTGCATGGCAGAACGGGGGCTCTTTCTCGACGGCTATGAAGCGCACGCCGAGGACGCGACACTTGTAGGCCGACTCGACGGCGTGCCGGTAGAAGTAAGCCTGGAGGGCATACTTGTATTTGCGGACGGACTGAAGGAAGCCATGCGGGCTGGCGTCCTCGCAAGTCTTCAGATCGTAGATGTAGCCGTCGTCAGAGATGCCGTCGATGGCGCACTTGACCAGGGTATCGCCGAGGAAGGCGGTGAACATCACCTCGGTCTTCGTCAGGACGATGCCGTTCTGCTTCATGCAGGCCGCAGCGGAGTTGGCCACGGCGTCGACGAGGGCGCCTTCTTCGGCGGTCAGGATGGCCTTGCCTTCGTTAGCGGTGACGAACTCGGCCCACTCGGCCTTGCCTTCCTTCGTGCGCTTGTCCACGTCCGGGGCGATGGCGTGGGTGGCGTTGTAAGCGTCCAGCCCTTCGAGGGCGAGCTTGTGGACGGCGGTACCGACCCGGAGGGCCTTGGAGTCCTCGCGGGTGCGGGCAAGGTAAGCCTGGTAGTGGGCGGGGGACTTGAGCAGCTCCTTCGCTCCGGATTGGTTGAGCGCTTGGATGCCGTCATAGATGACGCGTTCGGTGATGAGGTCGGGCATGGGATGGTGTGTTGGTGTTCTGGGTTGGTGGGAAATTAGAGCAAGGCGATGATGGCATCGGCCTGATCGGGGCGACGGCGCTCGATGGCGGTCAGGCACATCACGGAGCCGACGGTGAAGCGGGAGCAGGCGACCGGGCGGCTGGCGTAGGTCTTGCACTTGCCGGAGCCTGACAGGTGCGGGCATCGGGCAGGGACTTCGGCGAAGGTGCTCCCGGCGATATGGAAGACCGAGCCGCGAGCCGCGTAGAACTCGGTCGATGTCGGGCTAGGGCTGATAGGCAGGAGGATGCTTTCACAGCACGCACCCTTGCAAAGTTCACAGGCTGTCATCTTCGGGGCTGGCTTCTTCGACGCTGGCGGAGATGCGGCGGACGTCTTCAAGGGCGGACTCGGCGGCGTTCTCCATGGCCTCGAGCGTATTGCGAAGGACGCGCAGCTGGACGACGAGGACGTGGACGCGGTCATGGAGCGGCTTGACCTGGGCGGACTCATCGGCGGTCTCGATGTGATCGGTGAAGACTTGGAGCTCGGTGATGGCCGAACGGTTGAGGTCGGAGAGCGTGATGATGTCGGCGTCGTGCTGTTCATAACGTCCGGCGATGTGCTGGACGGTGGCGAGCGAGCCCGTGATGTTCTCGACGAGGCGCTTGATGTTTTCGCGGTTGGTCATTAGCGGACGGGCGTGAAGGTAAGTTCCTTTATCTCTCCA